GTCCCAAGGTGGCGGCGTGTGCATAGGTGCTTTATCCATTAGATTGCTCCTTTGAATTACATCTAAGCCATTCTCCGCATTATCGCTTACATGTGCAGCGACTGCGGGTTTTTCTGGTAGGCTCATTTGCTTGCTCCTCTTTTGTGCATATCAATAAATGCGGTCGCCCATGCGGGTGCTATGACGCGCCAGTATTCAGCCCATGCGGCTACTGTGGCGCGCTTGTATTCAGCCCGTGCTTGCCTATCAAGCAAGCGGGTTGCCCATTCCCAATCGAACAGGTGCGCGACTTTCTCCGCTCGTTTCACAGTCACAACAACGCTGTCGCCGAATGTCTTTTCAAATAGGTCAACCTGATCGCGGCAAGCGTCCGCGTCGATTAGCATTTGCTTTGTGATGATAGGCTTGCTCATTTGCTTGCTCCTGCTGTAACATTGATCACCCCATCGCCGCCGATCACGTCGGCATCTGGCGTCCATCGCCAGCGCAGCGCGGGTTCAAAAGATATGACTTCAAATGAAGCCAAGCATTCTGCCCGATAAGGATATTGCTTCACGCCTTTGTCATTAAAGCGACCCTGCCAAGCGCCTTTGCGGACGGTGTAAACATGCTGCATCATTCGTTCGGTTACGACATCGGTTTCCAGCACAATGAAGAGCATTTTATACCATGCGCTGTCGCACAGATATGCCTCAACATCGGCGATACTTGCGGCGTTTATGCTAAACGGATCGCAGCACGTCTTGCCTTCAACTTTACGCCATATCTGAAAAGTTGACCGAGCAAGCTTGCCAGAGCGAGCGCCGTGTGTGGTTGGAAGCGCGCTCATGCTGCATACTCTCGCAAAGCTTCAATCGACTTGAAGCCGAACAATGGCAGGAAGAAAAGCGGCTTGCCCTGTGCTGCCAAGATTTTGTAACCTTGGATTTCACTGGCGGCACAATGCGATGACCAGCATACCGATCCCAAGTTAGCATAGGCTTCTACAGCGCGGCCATCGGTGGCTATGTGAGCAACCAACGCCCCTGCATCAGAAACGTCACCCCATGAATACAGATGAGATGTCTTGGCAGCCTTGTTTACAATGTAATTAGCTTTAGCACCCGAACGTCTATCAACATTGGCAGCAGCAAAAGCGTATCTCTGCCAATCGCACGTTGTCGCAGCGTCAAGATATTTGAAAAATGCCAAAATCAATTTTGCATTTTCACCGATCACCTGTTCGGGGCGCGTCAAGACAATGGAGTTGCCAACATTGCCGTCGTCGGCAAATCGGTAAAACAGAATTGCGTGGCCGCGAGATATGCCAAGCAATTCAGCAGTGGCGATTACTTTCTCCCAAAAGGGGCGCTCGGCAATCTCCTCAAGGCTCACGACAACACCGTCTTGCTCTAATTGTGTCAGGATAGGTGCTTTATCCATTGGAGTGTTCATGGCTGGGTTGCCTTTGCGATTGCGGCCTTGGCGCGGGTAACGACCTTGCGGAGCAGTTCGCTCATACCTTCATCAAAGCTATCCCATGCGGACGGGTTGTTAATGTAGTATTCTAGTTCTGCTACATCGAGAACTGCGTGTTCAAGCAATTCAGGTGCGTTGGACACCTCGCGGGGCTGGCAGTGGGTGCGGAGGAAGTCGGCAAGGCCCAGCGCCTCACAAAGCGGCGTTTCTTTCCATTCGTTGGCAAGTTTATCTGCCCAGTCGGGAGACTCCGGCAACACAACGCCAGCGGGTAGCTTATCTGGATTAGCGCGGCCTTGTGACGCAAACACTATTGACCTACTGCCCCAACCCCTGATTGGCGGGGTTGATTTCTGTTCAATGCCGAGCGCGTCACACAATTTCCTAGTGCAAATCTCTTGCATTAGGATTTGGATTTTACCGTCAGACAATTCAAAGTGAAAAAGTCGTTGATCAGATGCGTCATCTGAATGTTTCAAGACCAGTTCAAACCCGTCCTTAGTGGGGTTGAGCCATGCGTTTACCATCGGTGTAGGGGCTGGCTTGTTAATCTCTAAGCGTAAGTTATCCATTTTCATTCTCCAAATAAAGAGCATCCAAATAAAGAGCATTCGCTCCAGACTGATTAAGGCGGAATATCTTTTCACCACCGCCGCCAGCTTCAACAGTTCCCCAGCCGTTACGTTCAAGCGCGTAGGCTGTCCGCATTTGACTTCCTCTTATTATGGCCGGGTAACGAACCGAACCGATGACAAGCCTTAATTGTATATCGGTGAGATCTAAAGTGTCTAAGTTATCCATTGAAGTGCCCCTGTCCGGTTGCCTTTGCGATTGCAGCCATTAGTTCGGCGCGTATCTCGGCGGCACCATCAACACCGCCAAGGAAGTCGAACGCCTTGTTTGCAACCTGTAACAATTCAGGCGCGGCGGCTATCAGACGGGCGTTGGCTTTTGCTTCATCCTCACCCTTGCCGTTCTTATTTTGGGCAGTCGTCGCCATATTCCGCAAAACTGCGTTGCAGATTAAAACGCCGTTGGCAGTGATCTTGCGGGGTTTGCCTTTTGTGACGTCCCAAGGTGGCGGCGTGTGCATAGGTGCTTTATCCATTAGATTGCTCCTTTGAATTACATCTAAGCCATTCTCCGCATTATCGCTTACATGTGCAGCGACTGCGGGTTTTTCTGGTAGGCTCACGCGCTTGCTCCTCTTTTGTGCATATCAATAAATGCGGTTGCCCATTCGGATGCAATGGCGCGATTGTATTCAGCCCATGCGGGTGCTCTGACGCGCTCGTATTCAGCCAATGCGGGTGCTGTGACGCGCCGGTATTCAGCCAATGCGGTTACTATGGCGCGCTTGTATTCAGCCCGTGCGGCTGCTTTGACGCGCTTGTATTCAGCCCATGCGGCTGCTTCGACGCGCTTGAATTCAGCCAATGCGGGTGCTCTGGCGCGGTCGTATTCAGCCCGTGCGGTTGCTTCGACGCGCTTGTATTCAGCCAATGCGGCTGCTTTGACGCGCTTGTATTCAGCCCGTGCTTGCCTATCAAGCAAGCGGGTTGCCCATTCCCAATCGAACAGGTGCGCGACTTTCTCCGCTCGTTTCACAGTCACAACAACGCTGTCGCCAAATGTTTTCTCAAATAAATCCACTTGGCTGGGGCAAGCGTCCGCGTCGATTAGCATTTGCTTTGTGATGATAGGCTTGCTCACGCTGTAATTCCTCTGGATGTTGCAAAGTCAAATTCTTCGTCATTAAGCAACGGCCATTGAATTAAATCGCGTTCGCGTGGTTCGTTTTGAAAGCGTATTTCTTCGAGCGTCCCGGCGGCGTCATCGTCAAATTCGGTGATTGCCTCATAAAGCTGCAATTCAATTTCATCATGAATGCGCGGCATAGCCTTGAAGTGCGCGACATAACCACCGCGTTTAACGTCATCCTGCCATGCTTGCCGCTTTGCGGTAATTGCCGCCAGCGCGTCGGTCGCAATGCTGGCATAATCGTTCAGCGTTAGTTCGCGGCCTTGGGCAAGGGCTTTAAGGGTGAGGGTCTGTGGCATTGTATGTCTCCATTCGTATTTCTAAAACCGAGACTATGCGAATGTCGCAATAGCGTCAAGCGGAAAAAATGCGATTATGAAAATTTTTTTTCTTGCCATCGCTGCGCCTATCGCATAGACGTTGCGGCTATGAATGAAAACGCAAGCACAATTATCGACTTTTTGGGCGGCACAACAGTCGTCGCAAAACTAATGCACGCGCCTATCAGCACTGTGCACTCATGGCGGCGTATTGGGATTCCAAAGTCCCGGTTGGCCCATTTGGAACTTGTCGCCAAGACGCAAGGCAAGTCGCTTCCGGTGCAAGCTGGATGACAGACGTGGCACATTGGCGGGGCCAATATGAAAGCGTGATGCGCCGCGCTCCGAAAGTGGCGGGTTGAGCAATGGACGCGGCGACGATCCTCACGATCTCCGGCTATGCCGTCGCTGGTGGCGTCTATATCGTCATGCGCCTGAAACTGGATGCTGTGCGCAATACGGCGCTGCTGTTTTGCCAATGGTGGATGACAGCAGAGGACAAGCTGGACGAAATACACCAGAAACACGTCCGCGCCGGTCGCACACCACATGAACGCCGCCGCGAGCAAGTCAAGCAAGTGGCCGCGCAGATAGCTATATCAGCGCCAGCGCCGCTTCGGTCGCGCGAAGAGATTGAGAGAGAGGCGCGCGCGGCACTCGCCAAGCGCCGCCGTGGCAAGATGAAGGTGGCGGCGTGATGGCCGTTCTCCAAATCAAACAACAACCTTGCGGCGGTGCAGCGTCGTTAGCGGCGGGATGGGGTCAGATACGCTCCCTATTAGCCGATCAAGGGCGGCGGCTTCCTAGCCAGTCTTTCGAGAGACAGTCGTTCGGTAATTCCGCTCTGCAAACCTAATCCATAAAGGAGAATTGAAATGGCGAGAGCCAAGTTAAAACCTGACGATACGGACGGCGAGATTAAGCAAAAGGATTTTGCGCAGGCAGTCCGCATTTACCGCCAAGACATTAAGCAAGCGGTGTCGAAAGTTGGCGAACACAGCCAAGAGTTATCGACGGCATTTAAGGCCATAAAAAAGCAGTGCGGCATTTCGTCGAAGGCTGCCAAGCTGGCTTTCCAACTTGACGGCATGGAAGATTTCAAAAGAGATGACTTCCTGCGCTCGCTGAACGGTATGCTCAAGGAATTGGGCATTTACATGCCCACCGATATGATCGACGTTGCCAACGGTGCCACAGCCGGCGAAAGCATTATCCCGACCGGCCAGCGTGAAAAGCCACGTTTGGTAACTGTCAGTGACGGCACTGAAACTGACCTTGCCGGCGCGGCTGGCGAAGTTGATGAGTTTGACGCTGCGGCTCCAGAAACGGTTGCCGCCGAATGATTTTGGCCCTCGACCTTTCTAAACGGTCAACCGGCTTCGCGCTTTGGGAGGAAGGCTCCCAAAGCGCGCGCTACGGCACATGGGTGCTTGGCTCTGAACTGACACCAAACGGTGCGACCTATTGTAAGCTGCATCAGCAAATGAGCGACCTGTATCGCTTGTGCAAATTTGAGCATATCTTTTACGAAGAACCAATCAATCCAGCCAAGGTCCAAGGCCACACCAACATCGAAACACTGCGCGTTCTTGCTGGGCTTGCGGCGCATACTGATAGCTTCGGTGAAGCGATGGGCATGAGGACCATCAACCCGGTCAACATGAGTTCATGGCGCGCGACCTTCATTGGCAAGCAAAAGCGCGGGACCAAGAGGACAACCCTTAAAGAATTGTCGATGGAGCGCTGCCAGCAACTTGGTTGGAAGCCAAAGAACGACGACGAGGCCGACGCGCTGGGCTTGCTGGATTATGCCTGCACCTATCGCGGCATAACGCCACCGTGGCGCGCGAATGAAGTGCTGCGCCCTCCTTTGGGGATGGCGTCTCAAACACCATTCAATGATATGAAGGGAGGCGAATAATGTTCTGCGCCATAATGCGCGCTGAGGAGCGTGAGGATTTTACTATTCCTGCAGATCCGTCCTGCGATGGAGGTTATGACCTTATTCCCGTTGTCGGTTTCTATGTTGGTGATTGCGAGGATTACTGTTCAGAAACGCCTTGGGAGCAATGGACGGTCGATATTCTCGACTACCTACAAAAAGATGGTGGCGCTCTCTACACGGTCGGCTTTGTCGAAAATATAGAAGATGATCTCGGGCATTATCATGCGGAGAACGGCGAACATTTTGCGAGCCTAAAAGCCGCGTCCGACCCGCTCGAAGCAAGTCTACGTCAAGTTGTGGAAAAGGGCGAAAAATACCGCGCACCGGCTGATGGTGTTGACCTGTGGTAGTGCAAGCAAAGGGAGGCGTTGGCTTCGGCCATGAAGCGGCAGGGGGGGGGCTACTGTTGAATGGTATACCCCCGCATGGGTATTTGATGCCCTTGGCCTCGAATACGACATTGACCCATGCGCGCCTACTGGCGGGCTTCCTTGGATTCCTGCAAAGCAATTTTATTCGCTGCCGCAAGACGGCCTGTCAATGCCTTGGGATGGGCGCATTTGGTGCAATCCACCATACGGACCAGCTACTGAAAAATGGCTGGCGCGTATGAACCGGCATCGCAATGGAATTGCTCTTGTCTTTGCTCGCACTGACACAAAATGGTTTCACGCTCACGCTGCTGCCGCGGATGCAATCCTGTTTGTAAAAGGACGTATTCCGTTTGTTGATGAAACCGGAAAGCCGCCGCAAGTTTGGGATAAAAAATCCGGCAAGTGGAAGGATTCTGGACCTGGTGCAGGGTCAATGATGATCGGATGGGGAAGCGATTGCGTTGAAGCGCTACGCCGCATGGATGACCGTGGCTTCTTTGTCGAAATGACGCGGGATTCAGCCGCTCCAAATAACGAGCGGGACATGGAATTGCCTTTGGGGATGGGTGTATGAGCCAGAAATACTCCGTCATCCTCGCCGATCCCGCCTGGGCTTTTATCACCTATGCGAAGGAGCGCAGGACGCCCACGCAAAAGAAGTTTTGCGGCGCAGAGACTGACCATTACGAAACGATGAGCCTCGACGAAATGAAGGCCGTCCCTGTCAATGATTGGGCTGCCAAGGATTGTGCGCTGATCATGTGGGTTGTGGGTAGTCATCTGCCGCATGCACTGGCCCTTGGCGCTGCATGGGGCTTCACCTACAAGACTGATCTTTTCTGGTGGCTGAAAAGCAAACTGATCAATGCAGATCAGATTGACATTTTTAGCGGCGATGTTGCCGATCCCAAAATCAGCATGGGCTATTACACGCGCAAGCAAGGCGAAATGGCGCTGTTGTTCACCAAGGGCAAGCCGAAGCGGATTTCAAAGGGCGTCAGACAGATTATCTCCGAAGCTCCGCGGGAGCATAGCCGCAAACCAGATTGCCAATACGAACGAATTGAGCAGCTTTTTGCCGGTCCTTTCCTTGAAATGTTCGCCCGTCAGCAACGCACTGGCTGGGATCAGTGGGGCAACCAAACCGACAAATTCGAGGTGCCCGTATGATCGACGACCAATCCCCCGACAAATCATGGGCAAAGGCAATCGCGCGCGAAGAAAAGCGTAAAGAGGACAATGCCCGTATTATTGCCATGAATGACCGGATTAAGTCGGCATGGGGCAAAGAGGACATTGGCACCATTGCTCGGCGTGAGGGCGTTGGCGTCGCTTATGTTGAGCAGATCGGCAAGAGGTTTGGCAAATGACCTCGTTCGCCGCCCGCATATCCAAGGTTCGGTATAAGCCGAAGCTTACTGGCCTGACGCGCAAGATCGACATTCTCGCTGAGTATTCTGCTTGCGGATACACGGTGCCGGAGTCCGCCAAGGCAATGGGTATCAAATGCGATTACGCCAATGCCTTGTTTCAGCGCATTCGCAATGAAGTCGGGAGCCAAGCCAGATGAGCAAGCCGGACCTCCGTTGGCAGCGCGACACTGCCCTGCGCCACATTCAAACATTAAAATCCCAACTTAACGGCCAGCCAGCGTCAGACCAATTCCTCGCCGAGAAAGCCGCAAAATATGTCGGGACTACTGCTGGGAACGTCTTGGCATGGATGAAGGGTGCGAGATGACCTTACGCGCAGCATCATGTTTTAGCGGCATCGGAGCGCCAGAGGTAGCAATGCCTAATTGGGATTGGCGCTGGTGCGCCGAGATCGAAAAGTTCCCGTCTGCTGTCATGGCGGCGCGGCATCCTGACAGCGTGAACCTTGGCGACGTAACCGCCGATGACTTCATGCAACGCGCATCATCCTTTGGCCAGATTGACGTTCTGGCTGGTGGCCCACCTTGCCAAGATTTTAGTGTCGCAGGGCTGCGCGTAGGCATGGCCGGTGATCGCGGCAATCTCTCACTTCGTTTTTTGGAGATAGCCCATGCAATTAGACCTCGAAACCTTCTTGTCGAAAACGTCCCCGGATGGCTCTCAATGCCTGACAACGCCTTTGGTTGTTTCTTGGCAGGACTTGTCGGCGCAGATGATGCCCTCATACCGTGCGTCAAGCCAATGGCCGGTCGATCAAACGCAGGGTGGACTTGGCGCAAAGCCGGACTGGTATGGCGAGTCATTGACGGTGGAGATGGAATACCAGTCGTTATCGACAACCCCAAAGATTACGAGCCGCATGAAGTCGAGCACGTCTATCTTGATGCCCGCCACGTCCCAAAATGGCCAAGTGTTGGTATGGTTGCCGGGCCACGGGGACGGGCGGCATGGCGGGTTTTCGATGCTCAATACTTCGGCGTGGCCCAACGACGCCAGCGTGTGTTCGTTGTCGTCGATTTTGGAAAAGGGGCCGATCCTGCCCAAGTATTATTTGAGCGCCGTGGCATGTTTGGGAATACTCCGCCGAGCCGTGAAGCGAGCAAAGAAGCTTCCAGAACAATTGCGTCGGGCGCTTCAAGCGGTGGCGGACTCGGAACAGACTTCGACCTCGACGGAGGATTACACTGCGCTGACATAGCCCCAACCCTCGACAGCCAGTTTGGCGACAAACTGGGCCAGAACAATCAGTACATCAACGGGGGGGGGGCTTGTTCGTTACCGAGCGTGGCGATGTGCCTCAATGCAGGAGCTATGCAGCGCCTCGACCCGACTTTCGAGACACTGATCCCAACAAACAGGTGCGACTTCGATGATGCTGACTTAGCGCATACACTTAGAGGTGAAGGATTTGACGCATCGGAAGATGGAACGGGGCGCGGGACGCCGCTGGTTCCGATGTTCGGCATTGACTACGAAAACAACGCTTCCGACAATGAGGAGGCGATTGGGCCATTACTTAGCGGATCACGCTCTGGTGGTGGCCGTCCTTTGCCAGCAATAGCCATTCAGGCCGGTGCGCTGCGCGAGAACCCCAATAGCGGCCCAGATGGCATCGGTGTGCAGTCGGACATTGCATACACTGTCGAAGCGCGCGCTGAAGTTCAAGTGGTCCAGCAAAATTGGTCCGTGCGCCGCCTTACGCCCGTCGAATGTGCTAGATTGCAGGGCTTTCCAGAAGAATATCTGGACATAACCTTTCGCGGAAAGCCCGCAGCGGACGGGAATAAATACAAAGCATTGGGCAATTCATGGGCAGTGCCAAATGGCCGCTGGATAATGGAGAGAATCGAAAGGTTCATGCCATGACCTTCCTCGACGAAATAGAAAACTTCCTCCACCAAACAGGTATCCAGAAAAGCAAGTTCGGTAAAGCCATAACTGGCAACCCCAACTTTGTTCAAAGGGTGATCCAAGGTAGCAAAACAAAACCGTCCACTGTGGCAAAGGCGCGCGCTTTCATGGCGGAGCATCGCGGCGTCAAAATAGAGCCGCGCATCAGCAACGAAGAGCATCTGCGCCGGTCATTGTTACTCAATCAGCATGTCGTCCGGCCCGACCCAATTACAGTTGTGGACCGCGACCCATGTGGATTCTGCGGCATCCGGCGTGACCTGGGTTGCAAGCATTATCCAAAATCAGAGGCAGTGAGGATCGCATGAGGAATAGTCCACAGGCATATCCCCTTGAAAATTTTATCAACACCTTGTGCCTATCTTTTAGACAGGCCAAAACAAAAACGGCCCGCTCCTCCACTGGCATGGCGGAAACGGGCCTGACACCAAACGCCTATACAGGAGGAATGAGATGACTTTGAAAGTCGTTACGGCAGAGCCGTGCGTTTCGCAATCTGAAATAGACACAGCCTGGCAAGTCTATGCTGCAATGTCTCATTTTCGCCGAGACAACAAAGTGGCGCGGGAAAACTGCTATTTTACAATAGAAATGAATAAGGCGCACGCCCGCTGGGCGGCGCTATTTACACAGGCAGATCAGTGATGGAGCAAGACCAAATCCGATTGCCTTGCAACATTCAAGCTGAGGCTGCGCTCCTCGGCGCGTTGCTTATTGAGAACAACCTGATTGACCATGCGCGCGATTTGCAGCCGCAGCACTTTTTTGAGCAACTGCACGGACGTATATTTGAACGCATTGTTTCGCTAATCAGCGAAGGCAAAACAGCATCGCCAATATCGCTCAAGCCTTACTTTGATAATGATGAGACGATGGCCGAATTAGGTGGTGCGGGCTATTTGATGAAGCTCACCGCCGATGGTTCTGGCCTCATTGCCGCTCGTGACTTGGCAAAGCAGATTTCAGACCTTGCTATGCTTCGGGAAATTTACCTTGTGGGCGTTGATCTGTCTAACGCGGCACTCGATACATCAAGTGAGATTGATGCGCCTCAGCGGCTTGAGGAGGCCCAAGAGCGCCTGTTTGCCATTGCCGATAACGACAAGACAAATTCCAAAGTCCAAAGCATTGCTGATGCGGTCGACGCTGCAATTAAAGAGATTGAAGCTGAGAACCGTGGCGAGATAGCCGCCGCGCTGAGGATAAAGGGTCAGGAGGCATGGAACCGCGGCACGGGCGGCATGAGGGGCGGGCAACTTATTATTCTCGCTGGCCGCCCTGCAATGGGCAAATCGCTTGAAGCGCTCAAGATAGCAACTTGCGCCGCCGAAAGCGGTTTCGCCACAGATTTCTATGGCCTTGAAATGGAGAATGGCGAGAACGCGCTACGATGCCTCGCTGATCTTGCTTATGACAATTCCAGAGAGAGCCCGACCGCAAAAAGCATTGAGTTTATGAACCTCAATGCAACAGAGCGCAGCATGATCGCCAAGGCGCGCAGAAGGCTCGTGGGGATGCCCCTGAACCTCTATGACGAAAGCAGCCTATCCATTGCCCAACTGAGCGCCAAGGTGCGCCGTAGCAAGCGTAAATGGGCATCGCAGGGGCATGAACTTCGGTTGGTCATAATCGACTATCTCCAGCTTATGACCGGCGACCGTTCTAAGGATGGAAACCGGACAAACGAAATCAGCTCAATCAGCCGCGGCTTGAAGAAACTTGCTCGTGAATTGGACATTACGATCATCGCTCTATCGCAGCTTTCGAGAGCCGTTGAACAGCGCGAAGATAAGCGCCCGATACTGGCAGATTTGCGTGAGTCTGGGTCCATTGAACAGGACGCCGATATTGTCGTCTTTGCCTATCGGGAAGCCTATTATCTGGAAGCATCCGAGCCTCAAGGGGGCAAAGGCGGCAATTCAAAATGGGAGGACTGGAAAGCCGATTATGAGGCGTGTCGTGACCACATGCAGTTGCTTTTCAGGAAGGTGCGCAAGGGTGCCACGTCGACACAGACATTATTCATAAGCCTTCCACACCAAGCCATTCGTGATCTTGACTGGCAGGATGAAGGGAGGTTTGCGTGAGCGGCTTTGTCTATTTTATTGGTTGCGAGTGCGGCACAGAGAAGCGCGTCAAAATCGGCTACACAGGTGGCAGCCCATCGGCTCGATGCAAGGCTTTACAGGTAGGCTCTCCATTCAAACTTCGTGTTATCGCTATTACTCCTGGCACCGAAAAGCTTGAGGCCCAGTTGCATAAAACTTTTGCTCCACTCCGGCTTCATGGCGAATGGTTTTCAATGGCATTGAAGTTGGAGCAATTCATTGAATACATAAGTGTATTTGAGTTTGGGCGGCCCGCAAACAAGCAGACATTTGCAAACGGCATTAAGCAAATAATTGTGGATCATGAGCGCTGTTATTGGGGCGAGATAACGGCAGAATATATCGCAAGCGCGAACAATTCTATTTGGAAGGCTAAGAGAACATGAGCGCGCGTTGGTTCCGTTTTTACGATGAGGTTTTGGACGATCCTAAAGTCCAAAAGCTTTCCGGCGATGACTTCAAAGCATGGGTGAACATTCTGTGTTTGGCATCAAGAAACGATGGTAAATTGCCCTCGCAAGATGACATTGCTTTCTCATTAAGATGTAACGTTTCATGCGTTTCAACGCTGATCGAACGCCTGCTTAACAGGGGCCTTATCGACAAGTGCAACGGTGGCCCTAACGGGTATCACTACGCCCCCCACGGTTGGAGCAAAAGACAATACAAATCAGATACATCAACCGACCGAGTGAAACGTTTCAGGGAACGAACGAAACGTTCCGATGAAACGGCCCCAGAAGCAGAAACAGATAAGAATAATAAAAAGAAACACGCGCACGAATTGCCCGAAAATTGGCGGCCAAGTGATTTCGGAGAAAAGACGAAATCAAGGTCCGTGATCAACTCGTGGACACCTGAAAGACTTGAGCATGAGCTTGAGCGGTTTTCTGCGCATCACGCAAAAATTGGAACCAAGTTTGTCGACTGGCAAGCCGCTTGGGGAACATGGGTATTGAACTCTAAGGATTTTGAAAGGAATAATAATGGCGGCTCTCGTGCACCTATCGCAAAGCTTGGCACCACTGGCTCTGCTGCTGCAAGGCTTAGAGAACGGTTTGCTGCTCAAGCGGTCGGTCAAGATGAGTTATTCGGAACTGCCTGTGTCGACGGGCAGCGACTTGCTCTCCCTGCAAAGTGACATGGCAAAGGTCGAAAGTCTGCTTGCCCCTGCATCGCCAGCGGATCGCGTGACGCTTCTGGATCGCCTTTCCGCAAATCTTTTTGAGGAAAACATTGAGGCAGACAGGGCCGAAATACGTTTAATGGACAGCGTTGAGGCATTGGAAGACTTGCCGGCATCGTTGATGGATTTGGCGCGAAAGAGGGCTATGAAAAATCGCCGTTACATGCCAAAGCCGGTTGAACTGATTGGCGAGGTTAGACCTGAAATTGATGCCTTGCTCGACGCCAAGCATCAGCTTGGGCGGCTGATTGATCGGGCAAAAGCATGAACGGCGAACGCGGACGCTCCAGCCTCACATCGGTGGCGCATCTGATGCGCGATCCAGACCCAGCGGCGGTAACACGCATCGGCGCGGTGCTTTGGCATCAGTTTGGCATTGTCTGCGTCGTTCCGAGCAAATTCAAAAGTTTCACAGATGAGAAGCAAGCCGAGTTGTTGGCAGAACGGGCTTACGGAAAGCGCAAAAAAGGGGCTGAAAATGAAGGATGATGAACTCAAAGGAGTGCTTACCGAAGCTTTTGGCACGGCGCTTTTCGGGACCGGCGGAGAGAGGGAGCGTGTTCTTCGCCGGTCGCGCGCGCTGCAATGGGCATCTGGGGCGCAGCGTAAGCGGGAACAAGAGTTGGTCCGCGAGATGAAAGAACATGAGCGCGTAGACGCCGCGCGCCGCCAAGCCGAGATTGCGGTAGCCAATGGGAACGAAGGCGACATTGACTTGTCAGTGCTCGGTCCAACGCCGGAGCAACTGGCAAAGGCTGAGTATGTGCCAGTGCAAGGCATCCGCGATGAGCGCCTAAAGGGTCGCACTGTGATGACTGTCCGACGCCGCGATGTTCCGGTTGCACACCGGATGCTGATGAAGGGCATCATTGATACCGCAGGGTATGCGGCTTGCGTCTGGTATCGCAACGCATGGGAGGCATCTGGGATGATGGGTAACATTCCATCCACCGATTACACCAAAGAGGTATTCGCTGGTCCAACATCGCGGTCACAGTTGACCGATAGCCAGATGGAAATTGCTGACTGCCTGCGCTTCATTGTGTCAAAAATGAACGCTCGTCATGGACGGCTGATTTACGCGACGGTGGTTCAAGATACGCCGATCCAACGTGCCGTTCGTGCCGCGCGCGCGTTCCACCGGCACCCCAATGAGGGTTTCCGTGAAGCGGTTGCTCAATTGGTCGATGCAAAAAAAGATTATGAAAAGGCTTGACGATGTTGTCATTTTGTGAGACCAGACATTTCAATGTGAAAATTGTGCCTTGCGCGATTTGCTTTTCCCAAAATATATCGAAACTGAACTGGCGTTGCACTGTGGCACGACCTTTATTTGGCGTTGCTGATTGATGGCGCGCTCCATTGACATATCAGCTCGCATTGACGGCCTGGAGCGCGCTCTGAAAAGGGCCGATGCCTTGGAAAAGGATGCTGTTCTGGATGCTACGCCAATGGCGCAGCTTACTGGCGTGACTTGGGTATCTTTAAGAACTTGGCTTGATACATTTTCAGAGTTTGACGGATCGGATTGTTTCGTTCGTGGCGGCCAAGGGGTCGCATGGGCAATCAAACCCAAGGCGACCATCGAAAAACTAATTGAGCATTTCAAGGGTGAGCGCGAAAAGCGGACCAACCAAAACCGAAAAGTCGCGCAGCAAGTCGGCCTTGAACAAGGCGACGAAGCGCCTGCGGATTTGAATGAACTGTCGAAGCAAGTCAGCCTGACGCTGACGCTGACGGAAGCAAAGCATAAGCAGAGCGGCTACGTTCCCTCTGCCAAGTTTTCGGAGTTTCTCGCTGGTTACAACACAGCCGCCGTCAATGGCGTTTTGGGCGTCAAGGCTCAGGTCGATTCAACCGGCGCATTACCACCTGAAATTATCGCTCTGATTGATGAGCATTTGCGGAACGTGGCGGTGGCTATGTCGAAGAGCGCCGAGTCATTCATAAGGGAATTTGATGCGGGTTTTGTCCAGAACGGAGATAGCTGAAACAGCTAGGCTCATAGCATCAGATGGTTATTGCGCCGACATTTGCGAACTAGCTCTTAATGAACTGCATAGGCTGGACCCGCCGCGCAAGATTTCAACACTGGATTATTCCAAAGAGTTTCGAGTTTTCCGCAAGGATGACGGAACAAAAGTCAAGTGGTCGCTGGATAAAGCGCCGTGGGCTGCCGAGATTATGGCCGCGCTGGACAACCCCAATGTCCGCGAGGTTGTAGTGCCCAAACCGGCACGTTGCGGCGGGACGGTTATTGCCGAGAACTATGCTCTCAAGATGATGCAGTTCGGCCCAAGCGGCGACATTATGTGGTATCTGGCTGGGCCGGGCGAAGTTTCCAGTTACGCTTACCGCGTATTTAAGAACATGTTTGAAGATCATTCTGGCGTTGCCGAAAAGGTTGGGCATGGGACGAGCGACGATAAGCTCACCATGAAAAAGATCGGGCAGCATACCATCGAATTGATGGCGATGTCCGGTAAGACGACAACAAACCGCGAGGGCTTATTCATCGTCTTTGATGAGCCGGACAGTTACAAGCCAATGTTCCAGTCAAACTTCATGGAGCAAGGCCGTCAGCGTCAGCGCATGATCGGCAACAAAAGGAAATTATACGCCTGCGCTCACCCTGACATTGGATGGTCAGGCGGTATTTCACAGGCATGGTTGCAATCAAGCCGCGGCATATACATCATGCAATGCCCTTGTTGTGGGGAGTATGCTTCCGCAAACCCAACAAAGCACTGGCCTGATGTGCCGCGCTTCAAACTGCATTACCAAAAGTCGCCAGAGCGAACGCCAATCGGTGAGCGCTTAAAGCTGGCAGCGGACACGGCAGCGATGCTGTGTCCAAATAGCGGGTGTTTGCTCGACGACGAGCAGCGCAAAGAGATGATCGCCGGAGGGCAGTTTATGCACGAAGGCCAGCGCCTTGACGTTAAATCGGGCATTATCGGTGATCCAGATACAGGCGAGACAGTAGGTTTCTGGGTGCATGTCCTTATGGTGCCACAGATAAAGTTGCCTGAACTAGCGCGCGAAATGGAGGGCGCGATTGAGCACCACCAACGCACCGGCAAGTCCGAGAAGATCAAACAGGTTTTGGTCCGCACATTTGGCGAGGCGTTTGAAGGCGCTGGCGATATTTCTGGTCTGGACGCATCTGCGTTGAAAAAGCGCACGCGCGGCGACTCTGATCAAGAGACAAAACCAGTTGGGTATCGCATGGGGCAAGTCCCCGATGGTGTCGTATTTGTAACCGCCGCTGTAGACCCCGGCGGAAAAAAGTTTGACTATATGCTCATTGGCTGGGACTTGCACCGCCGCCGATACGTCATTGACCGCAAGACGATTAAGACGCGCCGTGACGGCGATCTCGACATAGACATTCGCCCGACAAAGGTTCAGGACGATTGGAACGTGCTGGTCAGCCAAGTAATCGACCGCAAGTTGCCATTCAAGTCCGATCCAAGCAAGTTTTTGCCCGTCGCGGTGACAGTGATTGACAGCGGCGACGGTAACGCAACGCCTTATGCTTATGAGTTTGCTCGGCGCATGGATGGAAAGCATTGGGGTGAT